CACGGCTCAAATCCGCATCAAACGCGACGGAGTGCAAGTCTACCAAGAGAGCCAGACCTTCGCCCGGAAACAGGCCGCCCAGGCCTGGGCGCGCAAGCGTGAATCGGAGCTGGACCAGCCTGGCGCGATCGAGCGTGCGAGTCGGAAGGGCGTCACCGTCAAAGACATGATCGACCAGTACCTGTTGGAAGTGGGAAAGGCCCGGCCGCTGGGCAAAACCAAGAAGGCCACGCTCGAAGCCATCGGCAAGATGGACATCGGCAAACTGAACGATATCGACGTCACCACCCAATGCCTAGTCGACTTTGCACTCTTCCGAATGAGCCGCGAGGGTGGCGGCGTTCAGCCACAAACTGCCGGCAACGACCTGGCGCACCTCGGCGCTGTTCTGGCGATTGCCAAAGATGCCTGGGGCTACCAGGTCGATCCGCTCGCCATGGGCGGCGCCCGGAGGGTATTGCGCAAGCTGGGCTACAACCTGAAAAGCCGCGAGCGTGACCGCCGGCCGACGTTGGACGAGCTGGGAAAGGTTCTGACCCACTACCAAGCCATGCAGGAGAGGCGCCCGACTGTCACCAATATGCTGAAGGTTGTGGGCTTTGCCTTGTTCTCCACACGCCGGCTGGATGAAATCACCCGTATCCGGTGGGCCGACGTCGACGAGCCTGGCCAGCGGGTGCTGGTGCGCGATATGAAGAACCCCGGTCAGAAGATCGGCAACGACGTGTGGTGCTACCTCCCGGACGAAGCTTGGCAGATCCTCCAGACCATGCCGAAGGCGGGCGAGGACATCTTCCCCTACAGCCCAGAATCTATCTCCACGTCCTGGGCCAAAGCCTGCAAGTTCCTGGAAATTGCGGACCTGCACTTCCACGACCTTCGGCATGAAGGCGTCAGCCGCCTGTTTGAAATGGACTGGGACATCCCACGCGTGGCGAGCGTGTCCGGCCATCGGGACTGGAATTCGATGCGGCGCTACACCCACCTGCGTGGCAAGGGTGACCGCTATGTGGGCTGGGAATGGCACGAAAAGATACTGAGGGCGCCCGTCCAACTGGGCGCCGCATCAGAGAAGTGGCTCAAACGGCGCGTTTTATCCCGTTGAGTTGGTTGTGTTCCTTTACGGCGGCGGCGCGCTGCAAGTCGAGGTATGCGGCGAAATCGGTGAGGTGGATGCCCTTGGCCGACTTCTGGCTAACTTCCAGGCGGGTGATGGGCAGTTTGATCTGACCGCTCATCACCTTGCGCTGGAACATCTCCGGGGTCAGATGCGTGAAGTAATCACGGCAGACGAGTTCCAGCACCATGCCTGTTGAGATTCTTCTGCAGGATAAGCACTGCCTGCGAGCGGTCGCCGTGGCGAAGGGTGGTGGTCATGCGCTGGGCCTCAATAGGGCGGCGACATTGCCGCGTGAACGGAAAATCAGGATGCAGAGCAGCACGATGGACGCGGCCTGCCCGAGGCTGGTGGGCTGTCGCTCCAGAAGAATTTCCAGACCGCAGATGCACAGGACAGCCCCAAACAGGCTTGCAAGCAGCGAGATGCTGCGCCGGTACCGCGCTTCGCCTCGGGTGTAGCAGGCCAGGCGCAGGGCGCTCAGCAGGTAGGCGATTGCCGCTATCAACTGCACGGCCAGTTCCATGTTCGGCATATCAGGTGCCCCCTCTGATGCGACGCCAGATGTCCCAGATATCCGCTTTTTCCACCCACATCATCAGTTTGATGCTGATCGGGATGACCACCAGGGCGCAGATAAAGGCGCTGCCACCGCTGGTGATGAACGGGATTGCTTGCAAAGCGATGGGCGCGAACAGGTAGCCCACCCCTGCGGACAGGAACAGGGAGCCCAGGCGCTGCCAGACCTTGAGGTCGCGCTTGAGACTGGTCACCAGCCAAGCACCGAGGATGGCGCCGAACAGCGCCCCGTCGTCGATAACAGGCGTAACGGTGGACAGACCCAAGCCAATAAGAAGGCCAGTCACAACGCTGGAAGTCGGATCAGCCATGGTGTGGGTTTCCTTGGTTGCAGAGGATCAGTCCCATAGGTTCACCATCTGCCGTTGGGGCGCGCTGGTTTTGGCTTCGGGCATGCTGACAGTGAGGCCTTGCGGCAGAATCGGGCCGTGATCGGCCAGGCCGGGGTTCGCCTCGAGCACGGCCTCGGTGACGCCTGCGGTGCGGCCGTAAAACCGCCAGCACAGGGCGTCGACGGTTTCGTTTTGATTGGTGCGGATCTGCACAGCCATCAGATCAGCTCCACGGTGGTGCGGCTTTTTCCGAGAAAATCACGCACTGCCCACCGCAGGTCGCGGCGGTAGTCGTCAATGGTGGGTGCAACCTCTTCGGCCTTGTTGTTGCCGGTGTTGGTGGCGCTGTAGTCGCGAAAGCGTTCGCACACCTCGGCGCCGGTACCGGCCTCGATCGCGCGGCGGTAGAGGTGAGCCTTTACCGATACGTCCTTGATCCGATTACCTGGTACGGCTTCCAGCGTGGCATAGCCAGCTGCCTGTTGAGCTGCTCGCCAGTCACTCAGCTCGCGGTTGAGATTGATAGCGGCAGAGATCACGGCGGTTTCCAAGCGGGCCGGGGTGACGCTGGAGTCGATGCGCAGGGTGGCGCGCAGGTCGTCCAGATCAATAGACGGCCAAAAAGGGTCGGTGTTGATGTGGCCGCCGGCTGCGGCGCCGCTGGCTACAAATGCGCTCATGAGACTGCACTCGAAAATAGATCGCCGGTGGTCGGGGCTTCACGTTCAGGAGGAGCGGCCTGGCCGATCCGCCCCGAGCCGGCGGGGTGCGTGGGGACGCTCGGTTAGCTGCTTGGAGCAGCGTATTTCTTGAGGAGGCGCTCAACTCGCTCCAGATCCTTTTTGCCACCGCAGCTGGTATTCAGCTCAATGGCGCGGGCCAGATACTTTTTCGAGGACTCCAGATGGCACAGAGCGATAACCTTGCTCTCCGACGTGTCATCATCGGAAACCATCTCGGCAAACGCTTTGCCCAGAGCCAGATGCAGCTTGGCCTTGGCCTGGTCGGGCATGTCTTCCTCACCCGCGATTTGCTCAGTACGCAGCAGCAGATTCACATCGAAAGTGCCACCGGCCTTCTGCGCCTTCAGGGCCACTTCGGCGATTTCTTCCGCAATGATGGTGCCTGTGGTGCGTTCGAAGCGGTCAGGCATCAACAGGGAGTGCTCAATGACGTACTCAGCGATATCCAGGGCGCCGGCAAAGTCACCAGCATCCATTCGCCAAACCATCAGCGTGGTCAGCACTTGGTCCTGCGCGCCTTTGCCCTCAGCCAGAACCCCTTCGACGTACGGGACATACTCGGGCAGCAATTGTTTTTTCAGCTCTGCTTTGCCCTCGGTGGACTGCACCTGTTTCAGGCGCAGGTAGTCCTGCTGAAGCTTCGCCAGGTGCAGTTCGTATACGGTGGAGCCTTCCATGGTCATGGCTGGACCGGCCACAGCGGCCGCTGCAACGGCTGCTGTGACGCGCTGGAAGTGACGACGGCAAGGATTGGTCATGATTGCGCGCCTTAGCTCAGGGTGATGTTTTCGGCCATGGCAGCGCAGCCCAGGTCTTCAATCACGTAGCTCTCGTTGACCGACTCGAAGTTCTCGATGCGGTCGCGTTTGGCGTTGTCGACGACAGTGCGGCGGCGAGTGCCTTCCTGCCAGTAGATCGACAAGTTGTCGAGGCGGGTCACAAGCAGCCCGTTTGCCGGGAAGTGCGGCACGCGCACGGCCGGCAGATTGCCGATACGTTTCTGACTGGTGACGATATCGGCCGCGAGCATCTCGGTCGGCGCCTGAGTCTTGTTGATGATTGGGAAGTACTTATCGGCCAGCAGCTGGCGTCCGCAGATCACCACCAGGTCAGTGTCTTCCTGGTACCACGGGTCGATGAATTCATTGACCATGCTGGTGACCAGGGCGTCGATGTTTTCGAAGTCCTTTCCCCCGCCGATCTGAATTTTGCCGCTGCCGTCGACCACTTCTTTCATAACGCGCTGCGGATTTTCCAGACGCATCTTTTGCAGCCATCCGACGTTGACGTCCTGCAGCAGCTGGTTAAGCGTCGGGTTGGAGGTTGCTGCACGGCTGGTACCGTTCCAGCCAATCATGATCCGGTTGAGCGCCTGGGCCTTAATGATGGCGTCGCGGATGCGAGCCTGGAAGTCCTTGAACTTGGCCCATTGGTCCAGCTTTTGGTAGCGGATGCCAGTGTCGAAGTTGGTCTGAGTGCAGGTGTACCCACGGTTATCGAGGCCGCTAGGGTCACGGGGTTCACGATCTTTGAGCGTGGTGTCGGTGGTGCTGGCGATAGTGCCGTCAATACCGATGCCGATTTTTTCGCCCGACTGCTCCGAAACGCCGAACACGTTGATGGCACTGAGGAACGCGCTGGATTCCTGAATCCGGGTTTCCAGTGTCTGGGCGACGCTCGGAGCGGCGGTGAATTTG